CTTATATCCATAGCCACGGTCCCAAAGATAGTGGCGATATTCAATTTCACGCATATCTTCTGCACCAGCCATAAACTGTTCAAAACGGCGTTGTAAATCGTCTTCATGTGATGGAAAAAGTTTCTTCCAGATCGTAGTAAGCGTCTTCATTATTTTCTCCTTGCACTGCACAAATACTTATATTATAAATGGTGCGTTGCAACAAGAAATCAAGGATTTTTTGCGAAACTCTGCTATGCGTTTTATGCAGAGGTTTTAATACTCTTAATTGTTTCTATAAACAAATCTTTAAATTCTTCTTTTGCAGGTAAAAATTGTTCTTGTTTAATTTTATCACGATAGCGATAGTTAGAATACTTTTCTTCTTCCCACATATCATCTTGTGCATCGATCATACGTTCCATAGCAAGGAGCATTTTTTCTAACAATTCATCTGTTGTTGTCATCTTACAATCCTAATATACTTTGGCTACGATCAATCCATTCAAGCATTAAGTCGCTTTCATTGAAATTATCAATACCATCTAGTATAGCATCAAGACAATATGGAAGTCTATTTGTATTTTTTAATTCATAAAGACTACTATACAATCTTGGTTCATCATCTGTTTTATAAACTGCTGCTCTCAACCAACCATTTTCTTTATCAAACTGAAAATTAGCATTACGACAATCAAATCCAGCACTAGCAAGTTGAACAATCAGATTACTCATAGTATAGACGTGATACATTCCACTTGACATATTAACATTTACTGTATTATGTTGAATATGTTGATTAATTGATAGTGAATATGGCATTTCTATAATTAACAATCCATCTTTACGAAGCAATTTATGCCAATGAAATAGTGTACCAATAGGGTTTAGTGTATAATGCAAGGAGTTGTGACACCATATGAGGTCTTGAATTGGTAAATCTATTGTAGAAAAATCTTCAAATCTCCATTGCATGCCTTGCACAGTTTGTAATCCAAATGGCGGTGAACTATCAACAGCAGTTACAGCAAAATTATATTTTCGACCATCTGGTCTAGTTAAATTTGCCCACCATACTGCATCATATCCCATACCAGCACCCATAACAGATATATTTTTTATTCCTGACAAATAATCATCCAATAGAGAGAGATAATTTAGTGTTACAAGACTATGTTGGTGGCTTTCTTGCGGTGTCATTTTAATTCCATTCAAACCATTTTGTCATTAGCAAATTAAATTTAGATGTGTCTAATATAACATCTTTTTCTTCATAATTACTAATTAAATTTATTATTTCTTCACCTAAAATTTTATTGTTTTCTATAGAAAGATGATTTGGTCTGTTATCTTGAAATAATTCAAAATTTTCTGCACCTTTATCATTTAAACTTATTGAGGCCAATGACGGCAATACGTTCATACCTTTTAGATAACTTTTATGATTAATGGACCAAGGAAAGCAGTGTAAATTAATTATTTTTGCATGAGAAAATTTTTTTGAAAATTCTTCAAACCATTTAATTTCAGCCCATGCTGCATATTCATCATTGTAAATTTGTTTGAAATATAAATCTATAGCCAAATCAATTTCATTTTTTGTATTCAAATTTGCATGATCTATTAAATTTAATTTATTATTTTTTTCTGGAATTCTACCTGTCCATGTATGACAGCAAATAATAATTTGAGTATTTTTTATTTCATCATCATTTAAATTATCTAAAAATTTTTTATAGGACCACCAGTGACATCCACCTTTACCAAAATGAATTAAATTTAAATTTAAATTATCGGCTACTATTTTTGGCCATAAATTTTTATTAGCACAAAAACTATCACCAATAATAATAATATTAGACATTTTTATTCCATTAAATATTGCTATAGATTATATAGTAGGATATTATAAGCATATGAAATTATTGATTACGGGTGGTAGTGGGTATATTGGCAAGTATCTTGTAAAATATTATACAGAATATGGACATCATGTTCTTTCACCAAATAGTAGTGAACTTGATTTAACAGATTTATCTGCCACAACAAGTTATATGTCTGCGCATCCCGTTGATTGTGTAATTAACTGCGCTTTTTACGGTCGTGAAATGATTCATAATCCAGATGAAAGTTTCTTAAGAAAAAATCTAATTATGTTTAGTAATCTATTAAACCAACGCACATATAAAAAATTTATTCATCTTGGCAGCGGTTACGAGTATGACGGTGAACGCAACATAGATTTTGCAGATGAAGATGATTTACTATATGTACAACCTAAATTACCCTATTCTGCGCTTAAACATTCACAAGCTATTGATTTGCTTGAACGAGATAATTGTTATAATATAAGATTATTTGGATTAACGCATTACAGCGAACCGAGCAATAGATTTTTTCAAAGATTATTAAATGATGATAAGGTAACGATTGTCGAAGATCGCAAACACGATTTCTTTAATTTAGAAGATGTGCCAACTGTTATTGATTTGGTATTGAATAATCAAATGCGACATAAGGCAATCAACTGTGTATACGAAAACAAATATACATTAAGTCAACAAGCAAAAATATTCTGTGATATTAAAGGATTAGATTATAACAAGGTTGTTGTAGAGGGTTCAAGTAGCAGAGGTTATACTGGCAGTAATCTGCGAATTAAAGAATATAACCTACCGCTACTTGGTTTAGAACTTGCTTTTTTACGGTATTAATTTACGTAGCATTGCAGCATAATCAGCAAGAACGCTCTCGGCACTATAATCACGATATAGTTTTTCAAGCGGAGCCGTGCCTTGTGCAATGATTTCCTTAATGCTCTTATCTTCAATAAAGATACTTGGTTCAACATTCCAAAAATTACGGAACTGATGACTCTTTGTCATAGCAATAGGACGACGAGCAGCAAGCGCATAATCAGGTGAACTTGCGATGCCACAACCATCAAGATAATCATAGAAGTAGCAGTTAATAGTATTGTGGGCTAACCAATCAACTACTTCATCTGTTTCCATAAGTTCATGGCTAAATTGAACTTCAATACCAGGCTTAGTAATAATACCTTTTACTTCCTGAACACGGGCGTTGGCATTGCTGCCAGCATAGCCGTGAATAAGGTCTTCGTAGTATCCAAACGGAATATGTAAACGCAGAATAGCCTCATCAAATTCTTCTTGAACCTTGCGAGCAAGACGAGCAATGCCTTTGTGAGGTGGTCCAAATCCTTGAAAACCAATAATAGGCTTGTCACCATCTTGATAAACATGCGTTGTAGTAGGTGGTAACAAACGATTAGTAATGAATACACGATCATTTCCTACTACGCTTGGATCATCTGCAAGAATATATTGCCACCCATAATGATTATGTGGATTATAGCTGTCCGCAAGTGCCTGATACATATCATGCATAATACGTACTTGCGGAACACTAATTTCACTGCGAGGATGTGGTTGGTCCATCCAAGGAGTAGTGCCCGGTGCATAATTATAGATTATTGCACTTGGCTGCAAAGAGTTATAAGCAGCCATGACATCCGACCAGCCATCAGTGTATAATACATGAAACTCATATTCTTGATGAGTAATAAGCGTATTGCCGATAAGGTTGCCAATTAATCCAATACCACACGCAGCCTTGTCTCCAAGAGTTTGTGTTACAAATAATACACGAGGTTTCATTTTATTTCCTTAACTTGTTGTTCAATCCAACGGTATGTCTTAGTTAATCCAGCATATAAATCTTGAGTAGGCACCCAATCTAGTTTTTCCCTAATAAGATCATTATTGCTGTTACGACCACGAACGCCTTGTGGACCATCTATGTGCTTAATAGTAATTGTCTTGTCTGCGATAGCCGAAACCGTTAGCACAAGGTCGTTGATAGAAATAAGATAATCGCTGCCGATATTAACTGGACCACTAAAATCGCTATCCATAAGACGCATTACACCCTCAACGCAGTCATCAATGTGAAGGAATGAACGAGTCTGCAATCCATCACCCCATACTTCAATCTCACCGCCTTCACTAGATTCTGCGATTTTGCGGCAAATTGCTGCTGGCGCTTTTTCCTTGCCACCACGCCAAGTTCCGTGTTCACCAAAGATGTTGTGAAACCGTGCAATGCGATTACGCATACCATGTTGACGATTGTAAGCGAGATATAACCGTTCACTAAACAATTTTTCCCAACCATATTCACTATCAGGGAAAGCTGGATATGCTGTTTCTTCACGGCAATCTGGATTCTGTGTATCCATTTGATTATGTTCATTGTATACACAAGCACTGCTGCTAAAAAATACTTGTTCAATACCCTGACGATATGCAGTGTCTAATACATTGAGATTTATCTTTGCACTGTTATTCATAACATCAGCATCATGGTCGCCAGTGTTAATATAGCCAGCGCCACCCATATCAGCAGCAAATTGAAATACACGATCAACTTTTTGATTAATAATAAAATCAATTACTTGTGGATTGCGACAATCACCAATAAAAAATTCATCACATGCACTAGATTCAAATTCAGGTTGTTTTAAGTCAACCCCACGAACCCAATATCCATCTGCTTTAAGACGTTTGGCAATATGACTACCAATAAACCCACCTGCACCAATTACGATTGCTTTCTTATCCATATGTTTTATCCAATACTCTTTCAAAATCTTTTATATAATTTTCATTACTCCACAGTTCACGGAACTCATTAGTAGGTTCCAAACCACGAGCGATTGTATCTTTTATTGTATTCTTTTCTGCTAGTAATTCACTTTTCCAGTTCATAGTACGATACATGTTGCTATCGCTTAACAACATAGGTTTCATGGCTGTTAAGCCGCTATCTACACAACTACTAATACCACGACCAGGTTGCGTAGCATATAGAAACATGTTAAGATCGTTATTATTCAAAAACTTTGCAAGACTATATCTGTCTGGTATAAAGTCGTGAGTAATATTTACTTTGACATTTGGTTTGGCAATAGCACGACAATTATTAGCAATACTATGAGCAAGTCCACCTGTCATATCAACATACGCACCATATGATATATTGATATTAACTTCAACAGGCTCATCAAACTGCTCATTAACTAATTCAATAATGCGAGGAAAATTCTTAGTATGCTGACCAAAACCAAACGAACCAATCTTAATCACTTCACCAGGCGGTGAATATGTAATATCATTATAAAATATTAGCGGACGCCCAATCGGACTATGTGTTTCAGTTGCTTGGAACGTAGGATCGCAAACAAAGTGATGATCTACATGAGGAAATATATTATAATTGTCGTGACCCGTAATAACATACTGTGGAATTCCCGTAGATGCCAATACTTGTTCACTTAACCAAGGCATAGTAGATGGGTGATGATTCCAAATAATGCCATCAATAATATATTCATTGTAGAAGTCATAAAATTGTTGAGGTCCATCAACTTCTAGTAACATGAACTTATATTTCTGCGATTGTTTTAGAATATTATAGGAAAACAAACCATAGGTATGAATCCCACAGTTTGTTTCACTATTCATTACAATTGCTATTTTACGCATTCTTAAAACCAGATACCTGTTTGTTATTATAGATATCGTTGATAGCAGTTTCAATAATTTTTACTGCTGGACTTGCATAAGTTACATTACTATGACGGAAATCAGCTTTAATATCTAATCCATATGGCAGCGTATCTTCTGGCTTATGACTAAAATTTACAAACACTTTATTTCTGTCAAGTAGGTTATCTTTGGTATTAGCATAAGTGAATGGTCCACTATTCTTGCCAACAATTAGGTTTACCTTAGTTGACAAATAAGAAATGTCACACAAATCACATGCATCATTGAAAATATCGCTTGTAAAGATGATATTATCAAGTTTAGTTTCAAACTTTTCAGTAGCGACAAATGTATCTTTGCTATGGTTGGCAGCAACATATTCAATAATTTTTTGCATGTTATCCATGCTGCTTTGCTTACTTGCCACCGCACTATTGCAGAATAGATACACGTTACCTGCCAATTCACTATTATTATCGACTGCATCACGATTATAAACACTATAATCAATCTGCGGCACATAATCCCACACATCGTCACTTAATTTAAGATCAATGCCAAATTGTTGACGCAGATTGTTGTAGCACTCGCCAATAATTCGATGATGACTAATGTAGGAAGGATGAGTATTAGCCCATAATCCCATATAACTTCCTACCCACGTATTGATAAGAACTGTATCATCGTCACTACCAAAACGATTCCATTGACTAATACCATCAAGAACCGTTTGATTGTTTTCAGTATCTAGCGTTTCTACAATATCAATAATTGCACGAGGGTTTTTCTTATGAGCATAATAAAAGTTAGATTGCGGCAATTGATTCTTAATATCAGCGACCCATCCTCGTGTAGAGAATAGGTCACCATAATGCCAATGGTTAAAGAATACTATGTTCTCCATAGATTATCCAATAACTTGGAAAGTTGGGCAAGGAACCACTAACTTACCGCCCTTTGCGATAAAGTCACCTTCACGCTTTACGAACTCATCAATAAAGTGCCAAGGAAGAACAAGCAAATAATCTGGGTTTGCTGCTCGCATTTCTTCTTCACTGCAAATTGGAATATTAGTTCCAACAGTTTGCAAGCCAAACTTATATGGACTACGTTCAGCAATAGCAGTTAGCAAATCTGGTGTAATTCCAAACAACTGTAACAGAGTATTACCCTTGGTTGAAGCACCATAACCATAAACCTTCTTACCTTCTGCCTTTGCTTGATGCAAGAAATCAAGAACTTGCGCCTTCAATGACCAGATATTGTCACCAAATGCTTTCCAGTGTGCTTCGTCAGTGATATCCCAAGCCTGTGCTTCGTAAGCAAGAGTTGCATTAATGCGCATTTCGCAAACATCACGAATCTGCTTTGTAGCAAAGGTCTTTTCATCGCTGTTAGCCTTTTGGAAGGTAACACGGAATGAACCGCCGTTGGTATCGTTCAATGAGCAATCACGTAGTACAAAACCTTCGCCTTCAAACAACTTCTTAATACTACGAAGATCATAGTAATAAACGTGTTCATGGCAAATGTTATCAAATGCCAACTGCTTCAACATAAGCGGAGTATAACTCATCTGTAGAACGAATACACCATCATCAGCAAGAATAGAATGAGCATCACGAATAAATGGACGTGGATCGTTCAAGTCATAGAACATAGCAATACAAGTAATAACCTTTACCTTTTCATTGCCATAGCCAAGGCTATCATATGCTTCACGACTAAAAAAGTCTTGCTTAACTTCTGCAACCTTGCTACTTTCCTCAAAATATGAATCATCAGCAGGATCAATACCCAACTTAATCATATTGTCAGGAACTTGACGTAGCAATGTGCCATCATTACAAGCAATATCAAGCCAGATATCACCATTGTTAATCTTTGTGCGGCTCGTAATTTCGGCTACGATTTCACCCAACTGCTTTGTCATGCTTGTGTTGATACCACTGCGATACCAATACTGTCCATACATCTTGTCTAGTGGAGCAACACCATCAAGACGAGCAGCACCAATGGTTTCGTCAAGATACAAATCAAGACTCCATGGCTTTGTTTCACGCATTTCTGCGCCTGGCTTCATAAAATCACTTACATAGTGATCACCTAATTCTAAAATTTTCTTCATTTCAATCCCTCGTTGATGTATGACTTTGTTTCTACAATATCACTATTGTAAAGTTTATTGATATCTAATTTAAACTGGCAACGGTCTTTGTTGCCTTGATGAACGTCAGTAACCAACTTGATAAACTCGCTATCATATGGCTTCAAATCTGTTCCATACGTGCGCACAACATCTTCATGCCGCCAAATCATATGATTTACTGCCTTGAGATTCTTGACAACATCATCAACTGGCTCACTTGGTGCTTCAAGTTCATCAATAATCTTCATAAGTTCTGCTAATTCTTTATTAACATACTCAATTTTGATGCGATTGGTTTCACTGTCAACCTTACTATATTCTTCTAACTTAATATTAAGAATAGTAATCTTGTCCCACAAATCGCCAACACTAATTGGTGCAAATACTAACTGTCCCATGTTCAGCCCTTCTTTGCCAAGTTATAATCGGTTTCACACATGTCGTTAACAAGGTCTTGTAGTGTATATTCTGGCTTCCATCCAAGAACTTCACGAACCTTGGTAGCATCACCCTGAATGTTAACAACATCAACTGGACGATAAAATTCAGGATTGACCTTAATCATAACATCACCAGTTACGCTGTTACGTGCAACTTCATTAACACCAGTTCCTTCCCAAACCAACTTGATACCAAAGTATTCAGCAGTTGAGTTACAGAAATCACGGATGCTGCTTTGGACACCTGTTGCAACAACATAATCATCTGGGGTTTCGTGTTGTAGCATCATCCACATTGCACGAACATAATCCTTGGCATGACCCCAATCACGAAGACTGTCCATGTTTCCAAGTTCCAACACCTTTTGCTTACCTAATACCATGTTAGCAAATGCTTTGGTGATCTTACGGGTAACAAATAGTTCACCACGACGAGGACTTTCATGGTTGAATAGCAGACCATTACAGCCGAAAATCTTATAACTTTCACGATAGTTTACCGTAATCCAGTAAGCATATAGTTTAGCAGCACTATAAGGAGAACCAGGATAGAATGGTGTATCTTCTTTCTGTGGATTAAACTTCTGGATACCAAACATTTCACTGGTTGATGCCTGATAGAACTTGGTTTTACCAGTTAGTTTAAGACTACGAATACTATCAAGGATACGTAGTGGTCCTAGCGCATTTGTGTCACCAGTTAATTCTGGCATATCAAATGATACTTTAACATGGCTTTGTGCAGCAAGATTATAAATCTCGTCTGGTTCTACCTTGTCAATAAGATTACGGATGCTATTTGAATCACTTAAATCACCATTGTGAAATGTAACTTGATCTTTAACATCTTGAATATTTGGGTGGTCAAAGTTTGCGCTACGACGAATAAGACCATGAACTTCATAACCTTTGTTTAGTAGAAGTTCTGCTAGATAACTGCCGTCTTGACCAGCGATGCCTGTAATAAGTGCTTTTTTCATTTTGTCCTCGTTGATATCTTGTATATATTATTGATAATATGCGGATATAAATTTATGCTACTGCAAAATCTTCCATACCTGCTGTCTTAAGTCGGACCATGTGACCCAACATAAAATTCTTACTTTCCAGTGCTTTCATAATACCCAACCAACGATTACGCAGTAGCGCAACCTCGTTGATAATGGTTTCATAATCAATAACTTCTTGTTCACCGTCTACGTATTTTTCAGCATCACGGCTTGTTAGTGCACGTGCATAATGTTCCAGATATTTCTGGAAATGCTTTCTACGTATTTTACGTAATTGGATATTAAGAAAGTTAAGCACTGCTTCCATTTCTTGTAATTGATTAAAACGATATGCTGTTATACCAGGTAGTGCACTCATATTTTTTTCTACAATACCTGATATGTTAATATCACGTTTTGCATTTTCAAGTTCAGTTTCATAAAACGCTATGAAATCTGGAATTGCACCTATATCTTGGCTTACTCTGGTATACCAACTGCTCATTCGTCATCACTATCTTCGTCTATTTCTTCTACATCAAGATGTTCAGCAATTGCTGCTCGCATGGCACTATCAACGGCTAGTTCTTGTAAATCGTGATCTGTAATGCCTAATTCAACCAACTCATTGATAACATGGTCGGCTGCTACCTGACGGTCTTTTGCTGAAATATATTCTTTGACAGTTTGCCAAAATTGAACAAGTAATTCGCTTGTATCACTCATCTTCTACTTCTTCCTTCTTAGTAATTGGAGTATGTTTGCTATACTCACTCATAATTATATCAAGTTGTTCATTAGTAAAGTTCTTCCTGAACTCCTTGATAATTTCTCCTGTTACAGGACTTGTATAAGCAAGACGATTGCCTTCCTTTACTAAAATTCCTTCATCTTCAAACATTTCAATGAGACCACTGTAAGGACTCATACCAGTAGTGTAAGGAATCTTCACCTGAACACTTTCAAATGGCTTGGCATAACGTGTCTTCATAATTTTACACGCAGCACGAATACCATTTACTTCCGAGGTCTTGTTGCCATCTTCATCTTCCTTTAACTTTAACTTACGCATTGCTACTACAATAGAACTTGCGTAGATAAAACCTTGACCACCACTAATCTTATCATCTGGATCAAACATGTCTTGTGAAGCATAGGTATGATTAGTTGCAACCATACCAATATTATAAGAGCCAAACATATTAACGCAGTTACGAACAAGTGCGGTCAATGCTTTTGGTTTACGACCCATATCACCCTTTAAGTCACCTGCTTCAAACTGATTAATATCAGTTGGAGTAAGCAACATGCCAAGTGAGTCTAGAACGAATAAAACTTTTGGACGCTCGCCTTCTGGCAATGCCTTATACGTATCCATAAAGTTAGTAATAGTTTTGGCAACATCATCAATCATCGCCATGTTGAGTTTAAGAAGTTTATCTTCGCCAGTATCAACACCTAATGCGTGTAACCATGCTTCATCGAGTGCATTTTCTGTATCGATAAGGATAACGTAGATACCCTGTTGCTGTGCGTTACGCACTAGATTGCCTGAACAGATAAATGACTTACCTGCACCAGATTCGCCAGCAAATACTGTGACTTTACCTAGCGGAACACCTTTATTAAAATCGTTACTGATACGATAATTTAAAGTATAATTTCCTGTAGAGACCCAATCGGTTGGGTCATTGTAACCAACACTCATGCCTGGAATTGCTTTCGTCAGGTCTTTGCGAAATTTTGATATGTCAAATGGTTTAGCCATAATATTACCTTTCAATTTTTATACTATGCAAATATTGATTATTTTTCAATATATTTTTTACTTCAAGTGGGTTTTTTACTTTTCCTATTTTAATCTCACCAATACCTTGAGTTTTATCATATGGGTTTAGTGAATTATCTGTACACCATTTGTAAAAATCTTCTGGATATGTATAATCTTCTCCAAAGTAAAGATATGCTTCTCCACTAAAATAATGAAGATTTTTAGTAGCTGCATAGCTTACATCTAAACCATCATTGTACAAATCTAACCAAGATTTTCCAAGTTCACTATATGCTATATAAAAATCACCAGTTTCAACAGCATGATTAAAAAATTTATAATCTTCTTTATCAAGTTTTTGGCGTCGATATTGATCTTTATTAAAAGATACCTTAAATAATTCGTTAAAGTAAGGATTTTCGATTCCATGAACATAGCCATTCAATTGTCGTATATTTTCACGAATAGTAGATGGCGCAAGTTGATATAATCTGGTTGGGTTAGACCATGTTCCACATAATTTTTCAAATTTTACATGCAACTCATTAAAAAAATCTTGCTTTTTCCAATCTATAACTGCTGGTATTTCTATAAAATTTTTTTTATATATTTTTTTCATATATTGATTAATATTATTGATTGCAGTTAATATTGTAACTTTTCGCTGTTCAATATCTTCAAAATATAAAAAAGTTTCATTATGATCAAACTCACAGTTTTCTAGGCACCAAGATAATTCATCTAACCATTTATTGGTAAATTGATTATTAATAAGCCCTATGTCAAAGCTATCAGAAGCATCTTGACCTAGAAAAACCGTGAGTTTCATAATTTAAGTTATTCTGCAGTTTTGCGATTGCGAATCATGCTGAGAATTTCAGCGGCACGTTGATTGCTATCACCTTTTGGTGCAGTGCTTACTGGAGCAGATGCTACTTGAGAATCTTCATCCCATGGTGCATCTTCCTTAACAACTGCAACCTGTGGACGAGCGGCAGGTGCACTACGAGCGACTGGAGTGGAATCT